GTCAGGTCCCGGCCCCCTAGAAGACTTGTTTAGATTTACTGTGTCGAAGTTTAGGGATGCACAAGGACGTAAACTATCGTCACTAGAATGTCACGATATTATGTGTAAGATTGGGGAGGTCGTCGTAGTTGGTGGTGTTAGACGTTCTGCTATGATTTCTCTGTCTAACCTTAGTGATGACCGTATGCGTCATGCTAAATCGGGTCAGTGGTGGGAGAAGAATCCTCAGCGAGCCTTGGCTAATAACTCTGTAGCCTACACTGAAAAGCCAGACATGGAGACTTTTATCCGTGAGTGGTCTTCACTTGTCGAGAGTAAGAGCGGAGAGCGTGGTATCTTCTCTAGACCGGCCTCTATCGCTCAGGCCGCTAAGAGTGGAAGGCGTAAGACTGATCACGAGTTTGGTACTAATCCGTGCTCTGAGATTATTCTTAGACCCTATCAGTTCTGTAATCTAACAGAGGTTGTTGTTAGGGTAACGGATACTGTAGAAGACCTAGAGAGGAAGGTGCGACTCGCTACAATCCTTGGAACTATCCAGTCCACTCTTACGCACTTCCCCTACCTACGTAAAATCTGGAAGGACAACACAGAGGAGGAGAGACTTCTTGGCGTATCTCTAACTGGAATCATGGACAATCCCCTAATGACCATGAAGAATGCTGGATTGGAGAAGACACTAGAACATCTTAAACAATTGGCTGTAGGGACAAACAAAGAGTTTGCGAGTAGTCTGGGTATTAATTCTTCTGCCGCCATTACCTGCGTTAAACCGTCTGGTACTGTGTCTCAGCTTGTAGATAGTGCTTCTGGTATACACGCAAGACACTCTGAGCACTACATCAGAACTGTAAGAGGAGACAACAAAGACCCACTTACGGAGTTTATGAAGGCTCAGGGTATACCTAATGAGCCTGATGTAATGAAGCCTCTCAATACTACCGTCTTCAGTTTCCCCACTAAGTCGCCTAGAGGATGTGTAACTAGAAACGAAATGACAGCACTAGAGCAGCTTCAGATGTGGATGGTTTACCAAAGACATTGGTGTGAACATAAGCCGTCCATCACGGTGACTGTTAGGGATCATGAATGGATGGAGGTTGGTGCTTGGGTGTATAAAAACTTTGATGAGGTAAGCGGTGTTTCTTTTCTACCTCACAGTGATCATACCTACCAACAAGCGCCTTACCAAGAGTGCTCTGATCGAGAGTATGAAGACCTTTTGAGTATGATGCCGGTGTCTATTGATTGGACTAAGCTAGCTGACTACGAAAAGGAGGATGGTACCAAGTCTAGCCAGACCTTTGCCTGTACAGGGGATGTTTGTGAGATTGTAGATATCTCATGAAGCAATGTAAGGCGTGTCAAATAGAGAAACCTCTGGCTGCTTTTACAGCAAGAGGTAAGTCAAGACCGGGAGAGTACCAAAACGATTGTAATGAGTGTAGAAAAGCCTCCCTAAGAAAGAATAAACAGTTTATCTCGTCACTAGTTAAAAGGTGGAAGTTGATTAAAGGCTGTGCAAACTGCGATTTCAAAGCAGAACATAGCTGTCAGTTAGACATAGACCACATAATTCCAAAAGGGTCTAAGGGAAACGATAGGCAGGCGATCAACACCTCTTGGTCTAAAGACCGACTAAAGAAGGAGTTATCTAAATGTCAGGTGCTATGTGCTAATTGTCATAGGCTGAAGACATACAGAGACGGTACGATGTTTAAGTAATAAGACCCCGAACAAAGCACTGTAGTAGGGAAGACCGGCAAACCTGTGTGCTTGAGAGACCCGTAGGACATTAGCGTGAACTAATGTTCAGTGAAAGCAGTTAGGCCGTATTAACAAAGGAGATTGAATTGAAAGCTACACTTTTGAATAGCATGGGCACTGACCTAACCGTGGTTGATGCTGCGAGAGTATCATTCAAGAAAGGACATAAGGAGTTCTCAGAAGAACAGAACCATAAGCTGATCAAGTATCTTGCAGACCATGAGCACTATAGCCCCTTCGGACACTGCTTTGCTAGCTTCCATGTCAAGGCTCCTATCTTCGTAGCTAGGCAACTCCTTAAGCATGAGTATCTTCGGTGCAACGAGGTAAGTCGTAGGTACGTAGATGATACTCCTGAGTTCTACATGCCTGAGGTATGGCGTGGTAGAGCTAAGGACAAGAAGCAGGGTAGTTCTGACAAGGTTATTATTGTACAGGATTACTTGGGGGATGAGGTCGTTCACGATCCTGTGGATTGGTCAGTTAGAACGTCCCTAGACACCTACGAAAGACTTCTGGAGGAAGGTGTAGCGCCAGAGATGGCTAGGATTGTTCTTCCTCTCAATATGTATACAGAATGGTATTGGTCCGGTAGCTTAGATGCCTTTGCTAACATGTGTAAGCTACGCTGTAAGCCGGATACCCAAGAAGAAACTAGACTCATTGCTAACCAAATCAGTGAGCAAATGCTTGAAAAGTTCCCTGTATCATGGAGTGCACTAGTATGAAGATTGAGTATATTAAAGAGCACGAAGATGGTGGTGCTACCATTAAGTTCGATCTAGAATACGATGAGCGTATGGCTCTACTTAGCTATGCTCTCAAAGACATTATTCTAAAGGCCACTAAGGAGGTCCTTGATGAATGATGATTGGTTTTACATTACCACAATAGTATCAGAAAGTACTAGCAGAAGAAGCTCTCTTGTACTCAAAGCAGATGGAACACCATTCGAACTCGAGAAAAGGAAAGAACCAATTGGCTTCGTCCTCAAACCCACTAAGTGAACAAGTAGGTGGTTCCCACTACAAGACCATGAAGATTCAGCCTGTAGAGTTTATTCAGGCTAATGATCTTGGTTTCTGTGAAGGTAACATTATCAAGTATACCTGTAGGTACAAACAGAAAGGCGGGGTAGAAGACCTCAATAAAGTGATCCACTACGCCCGCCTGTTGATTGAACAAATTGAAAAGGAGAAGAAAGAATGAAATACGAAAGACTTGTAGACGCTATCACTGACTACATCTACGAAGAAGCTGGAGAACTGACTCTTCCAGAAGTAATTGGAGTGTTGGAAGTAGTTAAACTTCAGATCACTAGAGACATTGAAGAATCACTGGAGGTCGAAGAATAATGTTTAGCGCCGTCTACCTAGTCTGTATGGCTGGAGAACCGTGTAGGTATTTTGTTGATCCCCTACCCTACCCTACTGAAGAAGTATGTGAGGTTGAGGCAATGAACAATATTGCCAGACATATGAACAGAGTTCTGCTAGGAGAGATTCCTCCATTCGAAGCAGACCACCAATGTATCAGTTGGGAGAAAGCATAAGAGAAGGCCCCTCGCGGGGCCTTTTACTTTTAGATAATACCATACATTCTAATCGTACCACTAGTTATGTTACCAGCAGAGAACAGGAATCTTACTGCGTCAACATCAGCAGCAGCCTTACGCATACCTCCAACATCGTTGTAAGTACTTTCACCGGCTGAGTTAGTATACCACAGGGACCCTTTGGTTTTAGTCCAAACAGAAGCATTGGCAGCACCGATAATAACCAATTCCCCGCTGACACCAAACTCGTTGGCGGCGTTGCCGACCGTTCCCGTAAGGACCATCTGCGCGGTATTTTCAAGACCACCCGGTCCTACAGCACCACCAGCAGCAGAACCACCGTGGTTAAAATAGCTGTAGTCTGAAGCGCCAGCGTCATACGACGAGCCGCCGTTGGTACTGGTCCGCAACCATAGGATCGCGGCGTCAGTTGCAGGTAGAACGAAGTCAAGCTCAAACTCGTAGCGTCTGTACACTCCGTTGTTAAATTCAGTAAAGTCCAACGTAGCAGATGCGCTAGCAGTCTTAGTAGCAAGAAGCGCCCTTCCAGAGTTAGCTGACACTAGGTCAATTACAGCGGCACAGGTAGGAATCGTAGTATCATTATCGTTAGAGGCAATAGTTTCTGAAGCAGTAACCAGAGTAGCTGCCGCAATCTGAGTAGTAGTAACACTAGACAAAGTAGCTAGAGAACCAAGCCCAAGGTTAGTCCTTGCGGTAGCGGCATCAGTAGCCCCTGTACCACCCTTAGCCACTGGCACAGTGTTCTCTGTAGCCACAGTACCGAGACCAAGGTTAGACCTAGCAGTAGCATCATCTGCAAGGTCACTAAGGTTATTGGTAGACACGAGGTCACCAGAGCCTTCACCAGAGTCACCCTTAGATACCATAAGCTCCCACCTTACAGCAGTAAGGTCAGTGCTAAAGGCTGCTGCTGAAGTATGGCTAATCAAACAGATGTAGACGTTACCGTTGATCTTAACCAGATCGTTCTTGACGTAGGCTGTAGCAGTTACCCAAGCTCCTTTCCACTCTGGAACAGAAGCAATGTCAGTCACAGTCTGACCATCCAGAGTAAGGTTAGTGACATCAATGGTGCCTACGTTGATTAGGGCATTACCATTAAGGTCTAGGTCAGCATTCATTGCATTCGGGGTGCTACCATCAAGAGATAGAGTGTTATCAAATGCAGACTGAATGTTATCCCAGTTCTGGTTAAGGGTGTTAATTGCACTGGAGTTAGTCAGTGAAGTAACATCAGTTAGTGTAGGTCTCTTAGCCATTAGAAGGTAACCTTTCCTCTGATACCGATAGTCCCTTTCTTAAGGACAGGCTTTAGTTTTAGTTTGGGTTTAATCTTACCCTTAGTAGTACCCTTGATGGTCTTGGCGTAACGCTTCTCGACCTTCTCTGCATTTGCTTTAATTGAGTCTCTTCTGTTCATTCGATGCTCCTTAGTAATCGGTTTCGGCGTAGATGCGCATCACGGCCATCTGGACAGAGTTGGCAGGCGTTAGCGCCGCGTTGGATGCCAGAACGCCAATACCCATCGTGGTTGTTGCCGCCGGTAGGTTGGTCGTTTCAGTTCCCGACGCTTCAGTGCCCGCTACAAAGTCCACAATCCGCCAAGAGATTTCCGAACTGTTCGGCGCGCACCAGAAGAAAAGATCATACCCCCGGTTGTTTGAGATGGTGAACCCGGTGCTGACCTTAGTCGCCGATGTCCCTCGCGTCAGGAAGTGAATCAGCCCGTTGTCGGCGGCATCAACCGCAAAACCTACAGTGTTGTTAAGGGCTGATGGGTCTGCCGAGATTACTGTGGTGGCAGTGTGCATACCGGCAAAGAAGCGGCAACCGTTCGTCCAAGTGTCAAACCCACAGCGAGTAAAGAAGAAGAAGCCTCCTTGCCCCGCAGCGTTACCCCGGAAGAAGGTCAGTTCGTTGTTCCGCGTCCCAATAACTTGGTTCAGCGTTGTGATGACGTTAGACCACCGCGCCCGCTTCTGAGCCGTGTAGAGGTTCGTCGTCGTTGGTGGTGTGTTAGAAAAAGTGCCCGTGCTGCTGCCAGAGGTCCCGAACCATGAACCAGCCGTTGCCGTGGTCTGCGACCACATCATGATATTGTTCTGCCAGAACGAGGCTTGCAGCGGATAATCCAGACCAGAAGGCCCTTTGATCTTCGGAATCATGCGCCCCGCGATAGATTTTGAATATAGCCGAAGCTGCCCAGCGGAAGGCGCAGCCGGTTCTGTAGTGATGCCCGCAAGATTGATCCCGGTATTCGTCCCGCCAAGGGTAAGTGTGTTCGCGGTGCTATCCCAAGTAAGGTCAGCATCACCGGCAAACGAACCGGCATTGTTGAACTGGATTTGCGTTGTAGACCCTCCCGGC